ATGGCCCGATCATCCCCCCTGCCCGTGCCGGCCAGCGAGCGCGATGCCCTGCTCGCCAGCCCCCTCAACACCCTGATCACGACTGCCCTGGTCGCGCACTGCGGCGATCCCTGTTGCCCGCCGCCCAGACCAATCCCCGTGGCGGATGTGCTGCGGGCTCGTGGCAACCGCCCCTTGGCGCATGTGCTTGGCGGCCTCTTCTGCACGGCCTGCGGTTCCCCCGCCCAGGTTGTCTCCCTCCGGGCTGACTGCCCGGGAGGCTGGATCATCCAGCCGGTCGTGGTCGCTGAGCAGCGCGCGGTGCCGTGAATGCAGCGAACATGGGGCAGCCGCGCCCCAGCGACCCGCTCTGGTATCGTGAGGATTGGACGCTGGTTGTCCGGTGCAGCGCTGGTGGCTGTGGCCACAGTGCGGAAAAGCCCGTCTCGGAGTGGGCAGCCCTCCACGGTCTCGATACCCGGATGAAAATCTGGGAGGTGCTGGAGCGGATGAAGTGCTCGGCCTGTGGGGCCAAGGCACCTCAGGCGGACCTGAAGCCAACAAGAACGCCATAAGTATCGCTGGGAAGTAGGACATTTTAGCCTATACGATCAGGCTAAAATGTCCTACAACACTCCTGCCGGTGGCTAGAGCCGGTAACCCGGAACGGAGGAAGTGAAGATGAGCTTCACCATCACGTTTCAGACCAAAAGGTGGGGGACGGTGACCATCACAATCACCGTCCACCTGATCTAGCGGTCTGAAAGGAGGGGGCCGGTGCAACGGCCTCCTCCACCGGGTTCTACCCTAAGCATCGGGACAGGAGGTTTCAAGGATGGCTTACGCTGGAACGATCCAGCCGCCCCGGGCCCGCATTCCGCGTCTCGGTTTCCAGATCAAGGTGACGCGGGAGAAAGGTGGCGGCGGTGAGCCTGACCCTGAGGATAAGCGCGGCCCACTGCGCCGGCTTTGGGACGCCCTGCGCAATCTGGTGAAGGTGCGGGTGCGATGAGGCCCACCGTTGAGCCGAAAGAAAAGGCAGAGAGCGGCGTCCGCTTCTCTGCCGCTCTGGAGGAACTGGGCCACACTCAGGCGTCGTTTGTCCGTTGGCTCATGGAGAATGGCGACCCGCGTGGTCTTGCCACGCTGCAACGCTATGTGGGCCGGATGGTGCGGGGCGAAGCTGCCGCCAGCGGCGAGATGTGGGTGCTGCTGGAATTACTGAAGCGGCAGAAGGCGGACGCAGCCGCTACGCCCGACTAGCGGCAGCAACACGAAGCCCGCATTGGCGCCCTCCAGACGTATAGCACAGCCGCCGTCAGCCCTGGCGCATCATCTCGGCCATGCGGGCGGCGCGGCCGGGCGTCTGCCGCGCCCAGAGGGACGCCAGCATGCCCTTGGCGGCCGCCTCGTAATCACCGCGCTGCACAGCCGCCAACGTGCCCTTGAAGCCCAGGAGGCCGGCGATGCCCATCTGGAAGGCCATGGCCTGCAGCACCACCTGGCGCGCCTCGCTGAGGCGGGTGGACCAGGGCAGGGCCTTGGCCACCTGGCTGCGCACCTCGGCCAGGTCGTTCTCCAGCAGCACGCGGGCCTCGGCCTCGGTGATGCCCTTGCGATCGAGGCAGCGGCCGATGCCGATGGTGGGGTGTCCCACCACCGTCATGCCCGGCAGCAGCGGCTTGCCGGTGGCGTCGTCATAGACGGCAAGGCGCAGCCCTTCCTCGCGCTCCAGGAGCGCGGCGAGCGCGCTCACTGGCCGTGCTCGGGGAACAGGATCGCCGCGGCCGCCGCGAGAGCAACGCCCAGATCAACGGCGACGTTCCACGCTTCGGGGGCGATGTTGACGCCGGCAATGGACAAGAGGGCGGCGATGCCAGCCCAGGTCGAGCGCTCGCGCAGGCGCGCGGCGATCTGCTTCACCATGGTAGCCTCCAGGTTGTGTGGGTGCGCGGCGTGACCCGGCCGCGCGCGGGAAGAAGAGCGTTCGCGCGTGTGCGAACAGCTCAGGGCTTGGTGCGGCGGATCTGCGGCACCAGCGTCTCCAGCAGCGGCTCCAGCCGCTCGGGCCCGTAGCGGCCCAGCAGCGCGATCAGCACCACAGCACCGCCGCCTTGCAGGCTCATCCAGTCGGCCAGGCCCCAGCCCATCAGGCCGAGTGCTGCGGTGACCGGCACCTCCCAGACCAAGGTCCAAAGGATGGCGTGCAGCGTCAGGCCACGGCGCGCGGCGCGCAGCATCAGGGTGAAGCGGCCGGCGGCCGCCGCGGCGATGGCCATCAGCAGGTCATCCAGTGCGGGAGGGGGATCGAACATCGGCATGCGTGGTCCTCGCCCGGCGCACCGGGTCGATACGGGCTGGGGAGAGGCCACTGGATGGTGCTGGCGCTGCCCGGCCGCGGCGGAATGCCGTGCCGCAGCCGGGGCCGTCCATACGAGTGAGCCGGAGTGCAGGAGGTCGATGCGCCGAGGGGCTATTCGCCCGTCAGGCGCGCATCAGCAGGTCCGCGAGCATGTAGCCTTCGCCCACATAACCAGCGGCATTGGGATGCACGAGATCGGCGCCGCCGGCGTACAGCCCCATCGCGAGGCCGGCGTCGTAGCTGCCGCCGAAAACGTCGCGAAGGTTGATCACGGGGCAGCCGTTCCTCAAGCCAGCATCGAGGATGATGCTGGTGAGCTGGTCCTGCGTCACCTGAGACCGCCGCGCCAAGGCGGAAGGGTTGGGGATTTGCAGGACCACATCACTGGTTTGCTTCAGGCTCGCGATGCCGGCCTGAAGGGCGGCGGCAGTGGTGCCGTTCGCGATTTCGGTGGCCGTGTCATTCAGGCCGGTTTCCAGGACCACCAGATCAGGGGCAATCGTTTTGATGGCGTTGAGCGGATACCCGACCTGAGTGTCTGTGATCCCGGCTTCGAGAATCTCGGTGGTCTTGCCGCCGCCGTGCCCGAAATTGTGGATGCGGACGCTCTTGGCGTCTTTGTTGTACGCCTCCAGGCCATGGAAGCCGGCCGCGTTGCCGCTGATGTATTTCAGGCCGAGGGTGTGCGTGCCCAGCCCGCCGGGGCAGGCGATCTCCGTGCCCACGAACGCCACCGGAGAAGACTTGGTGTTGAGGCGCTGGACTTCGGCGCCATCCACGAAAATGGCGATTACCCGGTCGGACCCATACCAGACATTCCACCACTTGAAATGCGAGACAGGGACAGTCGGGGTCCACTCGAACATGCCGCCAGCAGTGGTTTGCTGCCAAGCATCGCCGCCTAGCGCGCCGCTGGATGCGGTCGCCCAGCCGGCGCCGATCACCACTTCCGGCCCCAGCACGGCTGCCGTCTGGCTCGGCGTAAAGCCGCTGTCACCCCAGATGTTTTGCAGCGTCGTGCTCAGGCCGAGAGCGTTGAGCCTTTCTGCCGCACGGGCTGGGGCGGAGCGGCGCCGCGCACGGTCGTATAGGTCATTGATGCCTGCGCCACAGCCAGCCACGGTGCTGTTGCCCATGAGGCCTACCACTGCATCCCCGAGACCGGCCATCACGCGGTTGCGTGCCGCGCGCCACCGCAAGAGGAAATTCGGGTTGTAGTTCAGGATGCCAGGGATGCTGTTGCGCGGGCTGGCCCAGCGGCTGCCGTTCCACTCGTAGCGCCCCGGCCCGGACTCGCCCCAGCCCGTCGCAGACCCCGACACGGCGCTGCTGTAGGCCGCCTGGCCAACCACCGGATCAGCCGGCTCTGTGGCGGCCGGGAGCATGATGGTGGACTTGGCCGCCACGCTCTTCCACGGCCACGCGACGGTGCCGAGATCCTGCCCGCCGTTGGTGTTGGGGCGGAAGGTTCCGTCACCCGTCACCCGCACGGAATAGTTCAGGCCCGTGGCGGAGATGGAATAGAGCGTGATGCCGCCCGGGTTGCTGCCATCCTGCAGCGCGCCGATGTTGATGCCGGCGCCATTGGACAGCGCCTGCCCGGATGCGCGCAGCGCCAGGTAGCGATCGGCGCCGCTGTTGCGCGCGGCGATGGTCGGGCGCACCGCGTCGTCCGGGCCACCCGGCGTGCCAAAGTCGAGCAGCGTGGTGAACAGCTGCAGCCGGCGATCGGCAGAGCCGATCTTGTAGTTGCCGCTGCTGCCGTTCGGCAGGAACTCGCCGGCATTGTTGAAGTGCCAGCTCCAGTTCGAGCCATCAGGGCCGGTGGTGTAGAGCGAGATGCCACCCGGATTGCTGCCGCCGGCGTCGCGGGCGTGGAAATTGGCGCCCGCGCCCTGCGCCAGAGACCCGCCAAGTCCTCGAATGCCGAGATACTTGTCGTCACCCTGATAGCGGGCCACAACAGAACCGAACTCGCCGGGCCGCGCACCCTCGCGCTGGTCATAGATTTGCAGCGCGTTCTGGTAATAGTTGAGGGCCAGCAAGTAGCCCTCCAGCTGCTCGGAATACGCCGCCAGAGACCAGCCCGACCCATAGGGGAAGGTGTCCTTGATCGAGCCGCGCCCGGTCGCCCGCTGCGCGCCGTTGATGGCGGCGGTGCGGCCGCTCTCCAGCGGCTGCTCGCCCGCCTCGCCGCGCGCCGGGTGGAAGGCATACAAATGGCTCAGGCGGTGCGTGTTGTAGCCGAGGCTGTAGTCCGCGCGGCTGGCATCCCAGGCACCATCCGTCGCCGGGCGCCGGGTCTTGACCCAATACTGCGCATCCATCGGGCTGATGCCGGCAGCGGGCTTGCGATAGCAGGCCCAATTCGATCCGGCATAGCTGACAATGGAGCCGCCATCGGCCCAGAATTCCGTGTAGATACCAGCAACATCGCCGTCGATGATGGCGAGGCCTTCGGCTTCGAACCAGCCCGGGTTGCCGTAGTTGGGATGCCCCAGCAGCTGGTCCTTGGTGTAGAGCGCGCGGGCATCGTCCGTGCGCAGGCGGCGCAGCAGCGTGCCATCCATGGTCCAGATTTCGAGGATGTGCTGCCCGAAAGCCGGGAAGAACCCGCGCTGGAGGTAGATGTGCTCCCCATCCGTGGTGATGCCCTGGATGAAGTTGGTCTGATCGTCACCCGGGGGGTTGTCGATCCACATCAGCAGCGGCCGCGCGTCCAGGGGATCGGCCAGGGCTTCCACGGCGGCGCGGTCATAGACAAAGACCGCCGTGGAAGGGTCGTCGCCGGGCGCCACGCCAAACGGCGCGTTCCGCTCCTGATAGGCCGTGCCCATCACGAGGTATTTGCCATCCGGCGACATGCCGATGGAGGCGCCGGCGAAGGCTTCAAAGGGGTGCCCGCTGCCGGTGTAGCCCCAGAGCCGGTAGTTCTTCACATCGGCCTGCGACGTGTCGCCGCCGCGCCACTTGACCTTGGCGAAGCCCTTCTCGGCCTGGCGCTCTTCAAAGCCGGGCTCGGTGGTGCAGGTCGTGTAGAGCCAGACCTGGCCGCTGGCATCGAGCACCGCGCCGAGCCCGGCGCCGTGGCCGATCTTCATCTCCTGCGAGTAGGCGACCAGCACGGTGGTGCCGTCTTCCCGCCACTCGAATTCCATGATGCGGCAGGTCTCATTGGCGAGGAACGTGCCGCCACTGACCACCTTGGTGAGGAACAGGCGGCGCTTCTTGCCGTCATTCAGGTAGGCGATGGATTGAGGGGCGCCGCCGGAATTCGGAAAGATCTGGGTATCGGTGGTGCGGCCCTTCATGCCGAGGTCGATGGCCGTGAGATGGCGCTGCACATAGCGGGGCCGCAGCGGCCGGAAGGGGGCGACTTCCGCCTGCACATCGCGGACCCGTGCCGCGTCTCCGGGCGCCACCGGCGCAGCCAGGCGCAGCGGGCCCGTCATCGGCTTGGAGCCATCGGCCAGGATGCCAACGGAATCCAGCACCCCCTTGGCCACCAGCTTGGTGGCGTCGAGGTTGGCGGCCTTCAGGTCGGCCCAGGTGGCGACATAGGCGGTGCCATCCACCACCAGGGTCAGCAGCGCATCATCCTGCGGCGCCCGCTTGGCCAGCTTGTGCATGAAGCGGGCGCGCGCCACGGCGCCTTGCGGCAGATACAGGATCTCGCCCGCCGGCGTGGCCAGCGGCAGATCGGCAGTGTCAGACATATCGGGTGGCTCCGTCAGGCGATCGCGTCGAAGAGCAGGCGGGTGGCGGCGCAGCGCGGGCTGAGGATCTCGGCCTGGATGGTCCAGGCGCCGGCCGTGTCCAGCAGGAGATCGAGCGCAAAGACGCCAGGCCGGATCTCCGGCGGCTCCGTTTGCGCGAAGGCGTCATCCGCTGCGCCGGGACGATCAATGGTGAGGGTGATGCCGCCGGCGCCGGTGATCGGCGCGCCGGTCTCCACATTGGTCAGCGTCAGGAGGACGCGGATGCCGTCGCCCTGCCAGAAGCGCGGGCGCGGGACATCCTCGCGGCCGGCGATGCTCAGCCGCGCCTGCACGGCGGGCGGATAGGTGCCGCTCATGCGGTGCCTCCAACGGGGATCGCCGCAGCGCCTCGCGGCCTGCGGTGATGATGTTCAGGGTGTGGAGCGGCCTGGCGCGGCCGGGGTCTCTGCTAGGGCAGCGGCGCCGTGGAGAGCAGCTGCTCGGCGCGCTGCGGCGTGATCAGCTTCAGGTCCACCAGCAGCGCCACGCCGGCGAGCAGATCGGGGTGGTTCAGGTCCACGATGTTGCCCGCGGCGTTCAGGTCATCCACGAAGACCTGCAGCGTGGGGTCCTCGGCGTCCAGCGCCTTGCTCGCCGCCAGCGTGATGGCGCCGCGCTCCGCCCGCGTGAAGCGCTCGCGGAAGGTCCGGGCCGTGACCACCGTCACCGGGACCAGCTCGGGTGCGGCGACGATCGGCGCGCTGAAGTTGGTGCCGTTGAAAATCCAGCCAGGCTGCACCGCCTCGACATCGCTGCTCTGCAGCTCATGGCAGGTGGCGGCGATGGCAGGATGGAACATTTCCTCGATGGCGAGGCCTTCCGGCGGCACGATGATCTCCGCCACGCGACCGTCAACGATCCGTGCAAAACGGGACATGCTCAATACTCCACGATAATGAGGCCGTCCGCGCCGCGGCCGCCGGCGCCGCCGATCGCGCCGCCACTACCACCACAGCCCGGCGATCCACCGGCATGTCCGGCCGCCACGCCGATGTTCGGGCCCGCTTTGGTGCCGCACCAGGCGGCACCACCGAAGCCGCCGCCCAAGACGCCGCTCGAATAGGTCTGACCAAGACCACCGCCGGAGCCATGCACCTGGAACTGGCCGCCCACGGCCGTGCCACCTGGGCCGCCGGTGCTGGCCACGCCCCCATTGGCCCCGATACCCCCGACGCCGCCGCCGGCCGACAGCAGCGCGCCAAAGCCGCTCGCGCCGCCACTGCCACCGTTTCCAGCATTCGTATCGCCAGAAGCACCGCCGCTGCCCACGGTGGCATTGAAGCTCTGCCCCGGCGTCACGTCGAAGATGCCTTCCGCGTAGCCACCCGCACCGCCGCCGGATGCGGCGGAGTTGCCGCCATAGGTGCCGCCGCCGCCGCCGCCTGCGCCCCAGAGCCGCACCCGGATCCGCGTTACGCCGGCGGGCACCGTATAGGTGCCGGAGGCCGCGAAGTATGTGGAGCGCGGCGCAAACATCGCGCGCAGCGCCGCCAGGACCTGGCTCCAGTCGTTGCGGTTGGGGGTCAGGCCCGCCGCCAGGATGATGCTGAGCAGCTCTTCCTGGATCGGGTTGAATTCATCGGCGCCAAAGATCGAGGATTCCTGGCCGGCGGCCGGGTCGCCATTGGTGCCGTAGCCTGGCGTGCCGATGGCAGCCGCCAGGGCCGGCTTCGCAGAGACCTGCGTGCCGTTCGCGATGCGTTGCATGGGGGGTCCTCAGACGTACTGGAACAGCAGGATGGTGTGGGCGGGTGCGATGGAGCGCAGCTCGCACTCCAGCACCGCATTGCCCCAGGATCGGAAGCGCTCACCGAGGCCGCTCTGGCCCATGCGGAAGGGCCGCACGGTGGTGGCTGGCGCGCGGATGGCCCAGACATGCGCCCAGGCCGCGTGGCGCATGCGGTCGCCCATCCGCATCGTGCCCATGCGAGAGGGCGCGTATTGGCGGATGCTGACCGTGTAGCCGAGTTGGGCGGCCCGCTCGATGAAGTAGGCGGGTGACTGGCCGCCGCGCGCCGTCAGGCGGGCGACCACCTGGCCGCGCCGCTGCTGCAGCGAGGGAGCGGGGCCGGCGCAGGGGTCGGGCAGGCCCAGCGCCGCTTCCCATTCGGGCAGCAGCTCATAGGCGGTGGCCGGAAAGGCATCCACCAGCAGGGCATCGGCGCGGGCGCGCAGTCGCGCGGCGGTGACCGCGACGCCCTGCAGGATCTGGCCGAGCGCGCTGCCTTGCTCGCGCGGCCAGACTTCGCCGGTGGGCAGCAGCGCCTGCAGCGCCCCGTGCAGATCGGCCGCCGTGCGTTCAGGAGGGCTCGGCATGTCTCAGCTCCAGGTGATGGCGCCGAGGGTGGCGAGCGAGCCGGTCGGCGCCACCACCGGGGCGATGGGCGAGACCAGCGTGTAGTGGCCGATGCCCGCCACACTGGCGAGCGCGCCGGTGATGTCGGAGGGATAGAGCGTGCCGCCCGGCTCCGCCGTGCGCCGCAGCATGCCGCGCACCGCCTCGGCAATGGCGGTGCGCAGCGTGGCGCTGTCGCCGGCCAGATCCGCGATGACGAGGGGCACCGGCAGGGGGTTGGGTGCGCAGCTAAAGACGATGGCGGTGACCGGCTGCAGCGGCAGGATGGCATTGGCCACCACCAGCTGATCGCCGGTCGCCGCAGCGGTGCGCGCCTCGCCGCTGGCGCCGCCATTGCTGCCCTGCGGGAAGCCGCCCTGGGCGGCGCGCACATCGTCCTGCATGGTGTAGATCACCACCGTGCCAGCGCCGGCGCCGTTCGGCGCCACCCAAGCGCGGGTGACGCCGGGCACCGTCTTGGCCCAGGCCACATAGTCGGTGGCCGAGCCACCCTGCGGCGGCGCGCGGTAGCGCTCCAGCATGCGGGTGCGGAAATCGCCTTCTGGCTCCTCATCGGCGCCGCCGGCGATCGGCGTCACCACCGTGCCGGTGGCATTCACCCCGGCCACGGCCGAGGCGATGACCATGCTGCCAGCCGCCGCCGTGCTGCCGGCGGCACCAGGCTCCACGGCCTGGACGGAGACCAGCACCTGGCCGGCGGCATCCACCGTGGCCAGCGCCGTGGTGACAAAGGCCGCGCCATCGGCCGCGCGAATCAGCCGGGTGCCGTCCGGCATGATCGAGCCGGGGGTGCCGCTGAACCGCACTGCCTCCTCGCCGGCGGCGGTGCTGGCGGCGATCGGGTAGATGCCCACCAGGGCCGCCCAGGCGCGCAGGAATTCGCCCGTCGCGGTGGCCGGGTTGGACTGCCGGGCGATCCAGTCGAGATAGCCATAGAGGCCATCGGCAAAGCCGGCGAAGACCTTGGCCAGGATGCGCAGCGGCGAGCTGCGCAGCAGCACGAAATTGCCCGTGCTCTGCGCCACGTCATTGGCGCCCTGCGCGAAGAGGGTCTTCAGGGTGGGGCGTTGAAAGGGCATCGGCTCAGGCTCCCTGCCACGCCCAGGCGGCGGTGACGGTCTCGTGGGTGCCATCCTGGCGGTGGATGACGATGGTGCCGGTGAGGCGCGAGGCGCCCTGCCAGGCGGCCGCCACATCGATGCGGGCGGCGATGCTGTCGGAGATCAGCCAGGCCAGGGCCTCGCGCATGTAATCCTGCGCCAGGCGCAGGGTCTCCGGCAGGCGCTTGGCGCGCCGCAGCAGCCAGAGGCGGGAGCCGATCGGCTGGTCATCCAGCAGGTCGCCCCACCAGCCGCGGCGGTCGGTCTCGCCCGGCGGCAGCTTGTCATCGCGGCCGGCGCGGCGGTCGGTGAAGAGGCTGACATAGACGGCGGTCACCAGCGGCGGCGCCTCCAGCAGCTCGCCCCCCGGCAGCAGCGTCCAGTCGGCGCTGTAGCCATCGGCGCTCCAGGTGATCGCGATATCGCCGCTCATGCCACGGGCCCGCTGGTCTGGCTGTCGCCGCCGCGCACGCCACCATGGACATGCTTCTGCAGGCTGATCGCGCCGGCCACCACGTCGCCGGCGGCCTCGATGCGGCCGGTCGTCTTGATCAGCGGCGTGTCGATCTCCAGCCGGGTGCCGGCCTTGATGGAGATGACCCGGCCGCGCTTGAGGTGGACGTGGTCACCCTCGTCCGTGTGGATGGCCACTTCGCCTTCCTGCAGCTCGATCTGGTAGCGGGCATCGTTGGTGGCGATGATCAGCCCCTTGGAGCGGTCGCCGAAGGGGAAGACCATTACCGCCTGGGCGCCCGGCAGTGGCCGCGAGGCGATGCCATAGTGGGCAACCATCGGCGTCTCGTCGCGGATCTCGGCGTCATCGATGCGCACCTGGGCGCGGCGGAGCGCCTTGCCGCCCAGCGCGGTGGTGGTCAGGATCCGCCCAAAGCCGCAGAGCGACAGCAGGCGGCCGCTCAGGCGCTCGATCGCGCTGCTCATGGCATTTCTCCGGCGCGGAGCTGCGAGGCGCTGCGCTGCATGTCGGCCAGCACCTGCGCGTCGAAGGGCTGCAGCACGACCGGCTCGGGCTCGAAGGCCTCGGCCGGCATCAGCACCAGCTCGGCGCGGGTGCCCTCGGCGCCACGCAGATAGGTCACATCGGAGATGACCCATTCCACATCGCTGATCTTGAGCTTTGGCAGGTCCAGCGGCACCCGCGCATTGGGCTCCCAGAGGCGGCCGGCGGCGTCGCGCCAGCTGTCCACCGTCGCCACCAGCATGCGGCCGCGGCCGTTGCGCCGGTTGCGCTCCCAGAGGGCGCGGCGTTCCGCGATGTCCTGGCCGAATTGCATCTGGTCGGAGACCAGCACCTTCGGCCGGAAGCGCCGGCCGGTGCCAGGCTTGTCGGCGCCCATGGTGATATCGGCCACCTGCACGCGCGTGTTGACCGTGTCGGCGCCGCCGGCGGCGTGGCTGATGTCCACCAGCAGATCGGTGGGCGACCAGATCACCTCATAGAGGCTGTAGCGCTGGTCGCAGCTGAAGGTGGCCTGCGCGCGCTCCACATTGCCCGGCAGGGCCAGGCCCGAGGCCATGCGGTCGGTGCCGGCGCGGGACAGCACCAGGTTCCCGTCAGCGCCCTCATAGGCCAGCATGGCCGAGTGGCGCGCGGCGCGCTCGATGATATCCCAGCAGGTCTCGGTCAGGATGACGTTGAACTGCGGCACCGCCAGCCCGTCGCCATCGCGCGCGGTGACGCCGATGTCGAAGAGGCCGCAGAGCTGCTCGATCAGCGCCCGGGTGCTGGTCTGCATGACCTGGTTGTGCGCGCCGCGCAGATAGGCGGAGCAATCCACCAGGTCCTGGCATTTGCCGCGCCCCATCGCGCGGATGACGTGGCTGCTGGGCGAGATCTCCGGGGCGTAGCGGTCGACATAGCCGGTCACCACCACGTCGCCGCCGATCAGCACCTGGCAGGGGCTGCCGGCGCGGATCTCGGCCGCCTCCGCCTCGCCGGGAAAGCGCTCGGTGAACTGGATATCGAAGTCGGAGGGGATGCGCTCGATGCCGCGGCTGACGCGGATGTCCTGCCAGCCGGACAGGCGCTGTCCTTCGGATACGAGCGTCAACTCGCCGTCATCAGGCATGACCAAACTCCACGGGAGGGTGTTTTGCAGTGGGGATCTTGCGGCGCGGCCGCCCCCTGTTTCGTTCGGCAGCAAGCGATGAGGCCGGTGATGGCGACGTTGACGGAGTTGGCTGCCACCTTGACTGGACCGCTGGTGGTCGAACCAGGAACGGATGAAACGGAGGCGATCAGCCGCCACGTCTCCCGCTTCTTTGCTGTTCTCAAGGAACTTGAAGAGCAGACACGCCAGCGGAACCGCCCATCCATGCGCGACACCGACAGGCTCCCGAGGAGTCCCTGAAGCCCTCAGCGGCTCAAGGCGCGGAAGGCCGGCGGCAGGAAAAGGGGATCTGGCGCATCGGCGTAGGCCGCCAGCTGATCGGCCCGCTCCAGGTCCTGGTAGCGGCGATAAGCCTGCACCAGGGCCGGCAGCGGCGCCGGGGTCTTCACCTCCACCAGCGCGGCCAGGTTGCCCGCCCGGGTGGTGAGGTCATTGGCCACGGCGGTCTTCAGCTTGCGCAGCGCCGTCACGGCCCCATCGTCAATGCCGCCGGCGGCGAGGATTTCCTCTTCAAGGAGGCCACAGAGCAGGTCCCGCAGGGCCACCGCATCGTCATAGGAGGCGGGGCTGCTGGCGGCGGCGGCGCGGGCCATCTCCACCAGGGCGGCGCGGCGGCAGAGCGCCGCCACGGCGGTCTGCATGGTCGCCATGGCCGTGCCGATCGTATCCGCCGCCGTGCTGTCATCCGGGCGGTAGCGGGCCAGCGGCGCCAGCAGGCGGATCCGCTCGGCCGGATCATCGGCCACGGCCGCCACGGCGGCCGCCAGGCGGCGCACGGCCGCCGCGAAGTCGCGGGCAGCACTCATAGCTTCGCTGCCAGTTTCTGCACGTCCTCGGATCCTTGTGAGACCGCTGCCTGCGCCCGGCTCAGCCGGCTCAGCCCGCCAGACACGGTGTTGTTGAGCTGGCTGATCTTCGCCAGCGGTGAGCGTGCCCCGGTCAGGTAGCGGCTCAGCTTGTTGCCGACACCCGGGATCACCGAGCCCACCGAGTTGATGGCATTGGTGGCGCTGCCCACCAGGCGCGAGGCCGTGGAAGTCCAGCCGCGCACCGTCGCCTGCGCCTGCTTCACCGCCGCCATGCCGCTCTGCACGGTGTCCTTCACCGTGTCATAGCCGCTCTGCACCGCCTCCTTGACGCTGTCGAGGAAGCTGGTCTCGGAGGCCTCGTCGCAGGCATCGGCCGCCTCTGCGACCGCATCGGTGGTGGAGGCGGCGCTGGCGGGATAGAGGCGCTGCTCGCCTTCAATGAAGACGAAGCTCAGCTCCACCACCCGGCCCAATTCATGCCGGGCGGAGGTGCCGAATTCGACCAGGCTGACCTGGCGCAGGCCGAGCGTGGGATGCACCAGCTCGCCCGGGCCTTCCTGCTCGGCCGCCTCGATCATCTCATCCTGCTGCTGGACGACATCGTCACCCACCAGGTAGCCCACCAGGTGCATGCGGCGTGGCCCGCGCCCCAGATCCTCGATCCAGACCGGATCGCGGAAAGGGTATTCATGCAGCGCGGTGCGCCGCCCGAAGCGGCTCTCGGTGGCCAGCACGTCGAATTCGACGCCGCGCCAGGAGGCCCGGCGCAGATCGTCTCTCCAGCTCATCAGAGCCCTCCTGCCATGGCGCGTTCCACCCGCACGCCGCCCTCAGACCGCGTGGTGGTGGTGGCGCGGGTGCCGGGCGGCAGCCCTTCCAGCCGCACCCTCACGTCCACCTGCTGCGCCGGCGCATTGGCCGGCGCGGCAGGAGGCGCTGCGGTGGCAGCCGGGGTCGGCGCTGTCGCAGGGGCCGGCGCCGCGGCGAACGGCGCTGGGGGGGCACCCGGAGGCGCTACCGCCGGCGCCGGGGCCGCCAGTTGCGGCAGCATGGCGGTCGCGGTGCGCGCCCGGGCCGCTGCCTCCCCCTCGGTATTCTTCGGCCGCTCATAGCGACGCGACACCACCGCGCCGGCCTCGGCCGCCGTGCGGGTGCCGCGCAGCGCCTCGCCGGCGGCGCGTTCGCTGCCCTCCGCCAGCTCGTGGTGGACGAAGCCCAGCTGCTCCTGGAAGGAGGCCTGCTGGATCGGCTTGCCCGCCCAGAGCCGGAAGGCGCGCTGCCGGTCCGGATGCCACTGCGCCAGGCCAAAGGCGCGACCGCCATCGCCGCGCGCCTGGTGGTCCAGGCCGGCGCCGCTCTCGTGCCGCAGATTGGCCACCACGCCGGCCGACTGTGCCGCCGTCCAGCCCTTCTCACGGAAGAAGCCGAAGGCCTCACGCTGCCGCTCGGTGGCTTCCTCGCGGGTGTAGGAGCGAGCCGGGCCGCCCGGGGTCAGGTTGCGCCGCAGGGCGGCCGTGAGGCCGCTCAGCACGCTGGGGGCATCAGCTCCCCCCGGATCAACCGCCGGGGCGCCGTAGAAGCCGCCCAGGGCGCCGCGCGTGCCGAAGTTGCGCCGCTGCTCGGCCTGCTTCTCCGGGCTGTTGTCGCGCTGCTCGCCCAGCTTGTTCATGGCCAGCACGCCGCCCACGGCGGCAGTGATGCCGGCGGCGCCGGTGACACCCAGCAGGCGGGCCACCCAGATCGGCAGCCGGAAGGCGCCCAAGGCCCCCAGCGCGCCCACGATGCCGGTCAGCGGTGACAGCAGCTGCAGCGCCAGCACAGCGCCAAGCGTCTTGGCCGCCGTTTCCCAGCCGCCCATCCAGGCGATGGCGCTTTCCACGCCCCGGCAGATGCCGAGGATCTGGTCGCCCAGCTTCTGCAGGCCGCCGCCGGAGACAAAGCGGTCCACGGCGCCGGCCAGCTTGGTGACGATTTCCTCGACCTTCTGGCCGATCATCTCGCGGTTGGCGGCGATCCAGTTGGCCAGGCGCTCCAGCAGCGGACTGATCACCGGCGCCAGGCGCTGGGCGATGGTGTTGACCAGGCCTTCGCCCGCCATCTGCAGGCGCGTCTGCGCCAGCTCGAATTTCTTGGCCGCCTCGGCGCCCTGTTCGGTCACCAGGCCAAAGCGGCGGGCATCCGCCTCCCACGCCCGCAGCCCGGCTGAGCCCTGCTTGAGGAAGGGCAGCAGCGAGGCCGGCAGGCGCAGCGCCGACATGACCCGCGCCTGCAGGCGCGGGTCGGAGATTCGCGCGATGCCGTCAGCCACTTCGGGCAGCGCGGCGGAGGCCGAGCGCGCCTTGCCCTCGGCGTCGCGCATGGCAATCCCGAGCAGCTGGAAATATTGTAGGGCGGTGCCGTCGCGACCACCCACGGCATCAGACAGGGCGTCGCCCAGGCCTTCCATGCCGGAGGTCATGTCCTCGGCCGAGGCACCGGCCAGGCGGGCGGCGCCCTGCATCGCCAGCAGGCCGGAGACGCTGGTCTGCACCCGGTAAGCCGTGGCGCTCAGCTGGGTGCCAAAGGCGGCCCAGCGGCTGGCCAGATGCACCACGCCGGCCACCGAGCCCGCCGCCGTCAGCGCGCTCAGCGGCGGGATGATCTGCGCCATGGAGCGGGCGACGCCGCGCGCGGCACCGCCCAGCGCCGTCAGGCCGCTCACCCGCGCGACATTGCTGCCGAGGCGGGAAAAGCTGCTCTGCACCCGCAGCGCCGAGGCATTGATGCGGGCCAGTGGCGCGGTGATGCCGTCCACAGCGCGCAGCGTGACGCTGAGGGCGCCACCATTGACCGTGCTGGCCATCAGCCGCCTCCCTTGCCGGCAGAGCGCCGGCGCAGCTCGCCCACCCACCACAGCAGCTGCGTGACGGGCAGGCGGTTGATCTCAGACGGGCCCCACCCGGTGCCGAAGGCGAGTTCGCTGATCAGCTGTCGCCAGTGGTGTCCGGGGAGGGCGGCGTAAAAGGCGCGAAGTAGTCGGCCGCACGCTCCAGCACCCGCTGCGGCAGCTTGATCACCACCTGCATCGGCAGGCCGCAGACCCGCTGCAGCAGGGTGACGCCCTGGTCGATTGGGTCCGCCTTCTTCCGGGCCTCCAGCAGATCGGACACATCGGGCTCGCGCAGCACCAGGCTGTCGTAGCTCTTGGCGTTCCAGTCGATCGGCTTGAAGCGCAGCCGCAGCGGCGCGATCTCCTCGATGGTCTCTTCGGCCACCGTCAGGTCATGCTGCAGATCAGTCATCGCGCACATCCTCGCCTTCGAAGCGCACCGAGAAGGTGGCCTCGGCCGCGTCCACTTCGGCGGAATCGACATGGCAGAGGTTGGAGCCGCTCACCCGCTTGCCATTGGCCAGCTGCAGGGTGATCGAGACCGATACCATGTCCTGGAAGCCCGAGAGCGAGGTGCCGGCCTCGTCGCGCAGCACCGCCTCGATAAAGCCCGGGATGATCTCTTCGCCAAAGCCATGGATGCGATCCATGCCCTTGAGCATGGTGCGCTTCACGCTGGCCACGCCATACTTCGGCTGGGAAACAAGGGGGTACTGGACACCATCGATCCAGATCCAGGCGCGCCCCGAAAGGCGCTGCATAGAACCCGACATGTTGGATTAACCCTCCGCGTTGCGGGGCTGAACCGCCACGGCGAGCTGCCGCAGCTGGTCGATGGGGATGATCGGCAGCAGCGCGTCCACGCGGCAGCGGTTGGCGCCATTGCGGCCCACCACCAGGCTGGCCTTGAACTGCTCGTAGCCCTGCACGAAGCCGTCCCGCTCCAGGGCGCGGTAGCGGCCCAGGATGGCGTCGCGGATGATCTCCGGCGTGACCACGTTGCTGCCGGCCGCGAAGTTCGTGCCGTCGCTGGCCAGCTTGAAGCGGCCAAAGGTGGTGGTGACGAAGGCGCGCAGGTCGCGGATCACATAGGCGATCGTGTAGAGCCGCTCGACATAGAGGAAGCTGTCGTCAGCCTGCCCCAGCGCGTTCTTCTGGTAGGTGGTGATGATGGTCTCGGTGGTGACCGTGCCATCATCGCCCACCCGGCAGGCGCTCAGCCCGTCCCAGAGCAGCACATTGCGCTCGGCCATGCTGAAGCGCTTCTCGATCGGCGGCGCCAGCACATCGAGCGCCAGGCCGTGCAGCGGCAGGCCGGGATCGGCGCGCAGGCTGACAGCGCAGGCGCCGCAGAAATTGGCCGCCATCAGCCAGGTCGGCGTCGGGCTGCCGTCGAGGGGCAGCACGCTGACATGGCTGTCATTGCGCGCCAGGCCGAAGGTGGTGGCGGTCGCCAGCGTGCCCCGGAAGGCCGCGAAGGCCCCGCCATAGAGCATGCGGTCCCAGCTCCAGCGCGCGGCCAGGAAGCTCTTCATGGCGTCCAGGCTGGCGGTGTCGATATAGGGCAGGGCGATGAAATCGAATTCCATGTCGCCCAGCGCCGCCAGCGCCGTGTCCAGCGCCGGATTGGCCGTGCCGCCGGCCATGGCCGTGATCGTCACCGCCAGGCCGGCCGGGGTGCTCTCGCCGCCGGCGGCGCCGAGATAGTTCAGCCGCAGGTCAATGTCGTTGCCCGCGAGGCCCTTGTTCTTGGCCGTCAGCGTCACCGTCGAGGTGGCGGCCGTGGCGGTGACCGGCAGGTCGCTGGCGGCATTGATCGCGGCAGCGATGGCGGTAGCCACCTGCGCCGTGGTCTGCGCGGCGGAGACCAGGACCTGCACCCGCATGCCGGCGATGTAGAGGTTGAGCGTGCCGGGGGCGGTGGGCGCGCTGGTCAGCGCCAGGGTGCCGGTGGCGGCCACGGCGGCGCCGGCATCGGCCAGCGGCAGCAGGTAGACCTCACCGAAGGTGTCGCGCTTGCGATACCACTCGGCCATCAGGGCCAGCATGGAGCCGGCGCCGGCGGCGGTCTTCACGCCGGAGACGCTGGAGAGGATGACCGGCTTGCCGGCCTCCAGCGTGCCACCGGCGAGCTGCTGGCCGATGATCAGCGTGCGCTGGTTCTGCTGGCCGGAGTTGGCACGGCTGTTGTCCAGCTCCGCGAAGAACAGCGGCAGGCGGAGGTTGGGCGGGATCTCGCGGAAGTTGACCATCAGGCCTGCGCCTCCGGATGCGGCGCGTCGGCCGGGGTGGTGACCTCGACCACGTCGCCATCAGCGAGGCGGCGCAGCCAGTAATCGGTGCGCGGCACCTCCCGCCCGTCATCGGGCAGGAAGTCGCGCAGCTCCGGGTCGCGCACGGCGACCCCGGGGCCGGGTTTCAGCTTCATGGGGGGGCTCCTATGGGGCCGCGGCGGAGGGGTCCGGGGTGAACCGGAAGAACAGGGCCGGCTGCTCGCAGACCACCGGCGGCGGCCGCAGGTAGGTCTCGTGCCAGCGCATATCGAAGGCGATCATGGCCTGCCCGAGCGCCCGCTCGCCGCTGCGGGCGTCGATGTTGAGCGTGGTCTTCACGCCGGCGATGCGCTCGATGCGGCCCGTCTGCGGGTCCAGCAGCTCGGGCGCGGTCAGGACCGCCAGACAGATGGCCTGGCAGCAGCGTTCCAGCTCTGCCTCGACCTCCTGGGTGCGGCGGGAGGCGGCATCGAGCTTGACCTGCACCGCCATGGTGCAGGCCACGCTGAAGGTCTCGCTCTGTAGGTCGTCGCCGGTCTTTTCTTCATCGTAGCCATAGACCAGCACGGCGGTGGCTTCGCTCTCCTGCACCGGCCAGTCGCGGGCGCGGAAGACCCGGCCGCCCAGCTCGGGCATGCGCCGCTCCAGCACGGCCGCCACGATGTCGCGCACGCCGGCGCGGAAGTCGCTCATGGTCCTGCACTCGCGAGATAGCCGAGCGGCATCACCAGCCAGCCCATGCCGTCCGGCTGCACATCGGTGATGTCGAAGACGCGGCCGAGGATCTGCGCGCGATCGGTGGCGCGCAGAGCCAGGGCGGGCGGCAGGTCAGCCTGGCGGATGCCCAGCACCGTCTTCTTGATGGAGAAAGGCGCGCCATCCTCGCCCATCGCCTCGATCTGGAAGCGATCGAAGATGCCGTCGATCTCGATCAGCGGCTCGCCGCCGCGCTGGAACAGGACCCGGCCGGGGACGGCGAAAGCCTTGAGGATGGCGCCGCTGGTGAGTGCGTCGAAATCGACGGCCATGGCGAGGGATCAGGCGCCGGCGCGGCCGCTCAGCAGCATCTCCGGCCGCGTGCAGATGTGCAGCGGGTAGGAGTAGACCTCCTGCTTCCACCAGGCATTGCGCTGCAGGTCGAAGATCGGTTGCACGTAGATCGGCTTGCCGGGGGTGTTCACCCACTCGAAGCTCTCGCCCGGCGCCAGCGCGCGCTGGAACACGCCCGGCGCGCCAACAGGGAAGAACTTTACCTCGTCATGGCCGATGGCGATCTCGCTGTTGTCGTTGGAGCCGCGATAGTTCATCCAGTCGATGTCACCGAAGGCCATCGACTTGAAGGCGCCGCCCTGGCGCAGCTCCTTGGCCGCTTCCCAGTTGAAGTAGGTCTTCAGCACATCCTGGTGGCGGGTGAACTTGTCCCAGAACCCATCGCCGCAGAGGGCCTGCACACGGGTGCTGGGCGTCCAGGCGCCCTGCGAGGCGCGCATCATCTTGCGCACGATCTCATTGCAGAGCATGCGAAGGTCGCCGTCTTCCGCAGCGGGATTGCTGAGGTTGAAGGCGATCTCCTCCGGCTCATCGATGCCGAATTCTTCGAACCAGTCGAACAGCACGGAATTGTCGGCATCGAGCAGCTTGCCTTGCACGGCGCCGAGGCGATGCCGCTCCCAGGTGTATTCCATGTTGCTGGTCAGGCCGGTGGGGCCGGCCAAGCGGCGTCCCACCTCGGCCTGCACCTGCATCAGCACGCTCTCCTGGCCGAACTCGCGGATGTTCTGCAGCTCGGCGGCATAGAGGGTGTCGGAATGCGCGATGCGCGGCGTCTCGAAGTAGCGCATCTTGCGCTTCTCGGTGGTGCGCTCGGTGGGCGGCGTGCCACGGGCACTGGTCGGGATGATGACCAGCTTGCCGGAGCGCTCCTCGACGGCCAGCGCCGTGGTGCGGATCGGCTTGTCCTCGAAGATGCCGAGGTCGCCCAGGCCGGTGGGCAGGTAGGGGACGCGTTCGACAGCGGCGGTCAGCTCAACCGTCGAAAAGGCGTCGTTGCGGAAGATGTTCAGGATGGACACGGGGCGGGAAGCTCCATCGGCTGGATCCGCGCCAAGCGGCGTGGCCCAGGCGTGCGGAAAGGGATGGCTGGCAGGCGGGCCCCGCGAACTTGCGGATTTGCGCAAGTCCGCGGCTCAGCCGCGGGCGCTGCCCTGCGGGATCAGCGGGCGACGATGCCCTTGGCCTTCAGGTCGGCCAGGCCGGCGGCCTTGCCGGCGGCATCCACCGCGGCATCCCAGCGCAGCTCGGAGGCGTTCACCTCGGCATCACGGCTGGTCACGGTGACCTTGGCCTGCCCGGCGGCCGGCACGATCACCGGCGCATAGAGGACAGCCGAGGCGACCTCGCTGCCGTCAGTGCCGGCGTTGTCGTAGGGGACGAAGCTGGCGTCGGCCGTCAGGGTGCCGAGCACCAAGCCAGCATCCAGCACCAGGGCGGTGCTGCCAGCGTTCTTGATGATGCCGGCATCCCGCGACCGGAAGCCATTGGCTTCGCTGATCAGGTAGGCGGCGGTGTAGAAGCGTTCGGAAAGCACGGGGCTGACCATGTGGGCGGTCCTTCCTGATTACCGCTTCGGCTGGATGCCGGCCTTGGCGAAGGCGCGATCCCAGCTGGCGGAGGCGGTCTGGCGGCTGTTCGGCGCCGGCGACGAGGAGGCGGAGGGGCGGTGGCTGCCGTAGGCGTCCATGCGGGCGCCCAGGCCGTTGCCAGCGGAGGCCTGCTCGCGCGGCAGCGTCTTCAGCACGCCGATGGCCTGCGCCGAGGTCATCTTGGTGTTGAAGGCGAGGTGCGCGGCGGAGGCGACCCGGCCCGTGGCATGCCGGGAACCGAAGATGGCGGCGCAGCGGGCGCGCTCGCGCTTGCGGGCGGCGCGGGCCTTCGGCTCGGCGTCATCCTCCTCGGCCTGGCGCTCCTCCTCGTCTTCGTCGTCATCCTCGGCGGCGGTGCGGCGGCCCTTGGGCTCGTCGTCATCATCGTCCGGGTTGTCGTCGTCGGCGCGACCACCCTTGGCCTTGCGGCCCTTGGGCTCGGCGTCGTCGTCATCGGGGTTGTCGTCGTCGGCGCGGCCGCCCTTGGCCTTGCGGCCCTTGGGCTCGGCGTCATCGTCGTCCGGGTTGTCGTCGTCAGCACGACCGCCCTGCGGCTTGTCGTTCTGATCGTCTTCCGGCTCGTCAGCGCGGGCGTTCTTGCCGGCATGGCCGAGCAGATGCGCAAAGCTCAGGGCTTGCCGCATGGAGAAACGGGGCATCGGTAACCTCGTATTGTCGGGGGCGCCGGCGGGCGGCGCGGTCAGAGGGAGCGGAGCAGATCCGCCATGGCGGCGTCGGGCGCGCGAACCGTGTCCGCGAAGCCGATGGAGACGCCGGCGGCGCCGAGGAAGGTGCCGGCCTTGGTGCCGCGCACCACGGAAGCCTTCAGGCCCCGGTTGCGGGCCACCGTATCGATGAACAACTCGCCCATCGTGTCGATATCGGCCTGCATGCGGCCGAGCGCGCCCTTGCTGAGCGGCTCGTATTCATTGCCCTCGGCCTTGAATTCGCCGTAGCGGATCACCGTGACAGTGAGCCCGGCCTTGCCAAGCGCCTGCGACATGTCGCAGTGCATGCCGATGACGCCGACGCTGCCGGTGCCGCCGGTGCGGGGCACGGTGATGTGGTCGCAGGCGCTGGCGATCGCGTAGGCGGCCGAATAGGCGCTCTCATCCAGGATGGCCCAGAGCGGCTTCTCGCCGCGCATGCGGAAGACCATGTCGGCCAGGTCAAAGCAGCCAGCGACCTCGCCGCCCGGGCTGTCGATTAGCAGCGCGATGGCTTCCACCTCGGGGTCATTCAGTGCCGCCAGCAGGTTCAGCCGGATGCCGTCATAGCCCGTCATGCCGCTATAGGGGCGGAGCGTGCCGAGCTTCTGGACCAGGGTGCCGCTGACCGGCACCAGGGCCACGCCGTTGATCACCTCGTAGGGGCGTTCCTCGGCGCGGCGGCTGAAGGACTTGCCGCCCTCGTCGTCCTGGTCGAAGGCGCCGGGCTTCAGCCCCAGCATCTCGCCACCCCGGAACAGGTGGGCGATGCCGAGCCGATCGGCCAGGGCCGCCATTACCACCTCGGCCTTGGCCGGGTGGATGGCGATCGGCTGGTTAAAGAGCCGCTGCGCCAGGTGCGGGAAGTGGTTCACGCTTGCCGCCCTCGCTTCAGTGCCTCGACCACCAGAACGGTGCCGAAGACCACGATGACGACCACCACCAGCAGGCTCAGGGTGATGGCGGCGATGGCACCGCCCAGAGCGCCGAGCAGCAGCGTGATCAGGATGACAACGGCGGCGGTCAGCGCCCGCAGCAGGGTGACAAAAGCCCGCACCAGCGGGCGAAGCAGGGCGGTCATCGCACGTTCTCCAGGGTATCCCAGCCGGGCGGCGCCAGCTCAGGGCTGGCCGGCGCGAAGGCCTCACCGGGCCAGAGCGTGGGCATGTGGCCGGGCTGGTTCATGGCGGCCCGCAGTTCCGCCATCGCCTCCGGGCTGAGCGGCGGGATGTGGATGGCATGCATCTCGGCCAGCAGCGCTTCACCGCGGCGAAGACGGCCCGGGCCGGGCACGACATTGGGCGCCGCCGCGGCGAGCGGCAGCGCCGCCAGCAGGCCCAAGAGCCCGCGACGTTGGGTGGTCTTCATGCGATGCCTTTCAGGTGCCGTCGCGGTCGGGCTGCGGGTCGGGTCGCTGCTGGTTCTGGTAGAGCGGCGAGCCCATGGCCCAGGTCGGCAGCGCCAGGCCGCGCTGCTTCATCATCGCGACCTCCAACTGGCGCTGGTCCAGGACCTCCTCGTAATCACGGCCCTGCTCGGCGCATTCGTCTTCCAGCGTGCCAAAGCCAGCCTCCATGCCCAGCACCGCGCCCTGGCGCTCGGCCACCGGATCCACCCAGCCACGCGCCGGACCAATCCAGCGGCAGGCCATGTAGGCCGTTCGCATCTCCGCGAACGCGGGCGCGTTGCGCGGCAGCGGCACCCGGCCCAGCTCGATCGCCTCTTCCAGCCAGGCGCCATAGATCGGATTGGCGAAGCCGATGGCGAAATTGTCACGCCGGCGCTTCAGCGTCTTCCAGGCCTCCAGCATCGCCGCCCGGGCGCTGCTGTAGTTGGTCTTGGAGTAATCCCAGCTCAGCTGCTCGGCCGATTGGCCGGTGGCCGCGGCAAAGCGCCGCAGCACCGCGCCCTGGAAGGCCTCGAAACCGCTGTTCGGTCGCGTGGCTGCGACCGACTTCACCTCTTCACCTGGCGCCAGTGTCGGCATCCGCACACCGTTCAGGCTGAGCGGATTGGCCTCATGATGCTCGCTGCGGAGCTTCTGGTATTCACTGAGCGCGCCATCCTCGTTGAGGATGTTCTGCATGTCCGCAGGATCCAGCGGGCTCTGGATGAAGGTGGCGAAGATCGTCTGCAGCAGCGCCTGCTGCAGCTCGGCCTGGTCATAGCGCGACAGCATGCGCATGGCGCCCAGCACCGGCGTCATGACGCTGGTGCCACGATGCTGGGTCCGCCGCTCCGGCTCGAAATCATGCACCACCACCGGGCGGCCCCAGGGCGTCTCGCGTTCGAAGTAATCCCAGCGCTGGCTCTCCAGCGCCAGATAGGTATCACCCTCATGCGCCTGGCGAATGTGGTAGCCCACCGTGACGCCCAGGCCGTCGAGCTGGCAGCCGCCGCGCAGCCTCTCAGTATCCATCTGCCGCTGCGGGTTCGACAGCCGGTCCGGATCGACCATCTGCACTGCGGTGGCGTAGCGGGCGCCGCCGGCATAAACCCGCTCCGGCAGCCAGAGCAGCGGCGCGATGGCGTCGCCGTCCACCAGCTTGTGCCGCAGCGCCAGCCAGAACATCTGCGTCATGGTGAGCTGCCGGGCGGCATCACAGTGCTTGCCCGCGTCATTGGCCCACATGCGCCATTCGGCCTCGGCCGCCCGGCCGAATTCGTCGGCCCAGGTGGGATCGAAGCTGCTGCCGCCCATCAGCGACAGGGCGCGGTAGTCGGGCTTGGCGACCAGGCGGAACTGCGAGCCCACCGCGCTATCCACGATGCGGGTGACGCCACCGGCGGCCCAGCCATCGTTGCGCACCACATCGCGCGAGCGCGCGACCATGCGGTCACGGTCGGCATTGATCTCGCCATCGGCCGAGCGGAGCCAGGGATTCCAGTCCCCCATCTCCTGGCCGAAGAGGTTGGCGGCGTCATAGGCGAAACCGCCTGCCATGCCGCCCATCCCAGGGCCGCCATTGTGGCCCATGCGCGGCCGCGCAGGCACTGAAGCCTGCGGTGCCGGCGCGGTCGCCGCCTGCTGCCGCGCGGTGCGGCGGGTGCGGCGGCTCACCGGAACCTCACGGGGATGGCGCCTTGTGCGACCCCCAGAGCCAGGTTGATCTGGCGGATCAGGAGCCGGATCTTGGTGTCATCCGCCGGCGTATAGGTGACGGAGCGCGATCCGGTGCCTTGGGCATAAGCCACCGTGACCGCCTTCTCTCCGGCCGCCAGCGATAGCAGCGCCTCCTGCAGCGCCGTGCGCCGCGCGGTGAGCAGGTCGCGCGACATGCCGGCAAAGGTGCCACTCTGAATAGTTCCCGACATGCGGTCCTCATCAGGCCCAGCGCGACTTGCGCGCAGCGACCTTTGGTGGAGGCGGCGCGGCCGGGGCCGGCTCGCCTGCCGTGGCAGGGATGGCGCGACGCTGGAGATCCTCCGGCGTCGCCTGGTAGGGCTGGGCGGCTTCCTCGGCGCGCTTGTTCAGGCCGAGACCGAAGTGCAGCAGGCCGCAGAGCGCGGCATAGGCGTAGACCCGGCAATCCAGCGCCTCGTTGCGCCGGCCGGGCAGCTGCACCCAGACCCGATATTTGCGGCCGCCGGCCTCGCGCACGTCCAGGCGCTCGGCCAGCAGGTGGGCATACCAGTTGATGTCGCGGTCCTGCGGCACATGCATGTAGCCCGCGCCCGCTGCCTCGATCGCCAGCCGGGCCCGGATCACGTCCTTGGCGGCATTCACGCCAAGCATGATCGGGCGGTAGCTGGCCTTGGTGCGCGACATCGGCCGCTTGGTGGGCCAGACCGGATTGCGCACGCCGTTCTGCGCGCTCTCGCCCTTGATGCCCCAGATCTTGCGGCCGAGGCGCGCCTTGCAGAACTCGTAGACCTTCTGCGTATTCTGGCCGCCGGTATCGATGCAGGTGGCCGAGATGACGAAAGGCTTGCCGTCATCGCGCAGGAAGGTCTGCTTCAGGTAAGCGTCGACCTTGTCCCAGACCACATCGGTATTGGCATCGCCCTCGATGACCTCATAGGCGATCGACCAGGATTCCTCGTTGCGGCCCCAGCCCACCACCTCCAACTCGACGCGATCGGGCTGCACGTCCACGCCGCAGGTCAGGATGGCGACGCCATGCGGCACCGCGCCGGCCCATTGCTCGCCGCGCTCGGCCAGCTTCTCCAGCACCAGCGCCTTGCCGCCGTGCGGGCGGTAGGGCAGCCCGGCCTGGGTGTTCCACCAGCTCTGCAGCAGGTCCTCGTTGCCCTGCGCCTTCAGCCACTTGTCAGCGATGTCGCTGGGCTTGTCCTTCTGCCAGGGGCTGAACAGCTTGCCGGCCTGGAAGCCCGCGTGCTTGTTCGGCACCGCCCAGCTGCTGCAATGCCGGCACTTGGCCCGGTAGACTGCCCAGCGCGGGCCGCTCCACCAGTCCCAGGCCTGCAGCACTGGATCCAGCACCGGGCTGCCCTCGCGGGCGGCGCGCCAGGCGCGATCGTATTCCTCCAGCGGAAACTGCAGCTCGCCGCAGCATTTGAAGGGCCGCGTCTGGTGGTGCCGCGTCGTCGCCAGCGCCTTCAGGCGGTCGCCCTCCGACCAGCCGCAGCCACAGGCCTCACACCAGATCTGCGCCGTCTCCGGCTTGTGCGCGCCGTCCACCTTGTCCCAGTGGACGTGCTTGAAGAAGTCCAAGAACTGGCGGTGCCCGCAGTGCGGGCATTCCACCGAGGCGCGGCGCTGGTCGCTATCGGCATAGCTGCCGGCGATGCGGCTTTCGTCCTCGACCGTGGGCGAGCACACCCGCAGGCTGAGCCAGTTGACCCCGAAGGTGGCGGTGCGTTCTTCCGCCAGAGCGATGGGATCGCCCTCGCGGGTGACCGGGTATTTGTCCACCTCGTCGCAGAGCAGCACCCGGATCGGCCGGCGCGCCAGGTTGTCCGGGCTACCGGCGCCGGCCAGCGCCAGGAAGCCGCCGGGGAAGCTCTTGAAGAGCAGTGTCTCGTCGGCCTTGCGCGTCTTGGCGGTGCCGATCAGTGGCTTCAGCGCGGGCGTGGCCCGCACCATCGGCGTGATGCGCTCTTTCGAGAACTGCTCGGCCGCCGCTTCCTTCGGCTGCAGCAGCAGCATCGGGCAGGGATCGAGATGGGCGAAGAAGCCGAAGACATTCTCCAGCAGCGCGGTCTTGAGCAACTGCGTCGAGACCATCGCCGTGACGATGTGGACGCCGGGCTCGGTCACCGCCAGCATTGGCCCCCGGGCCACCTCGACAGTGCTGGTGCGCCAGTCGCCGGAGGTGGAGCCAGCCTCCTTGGCCAGCTTGCGAAAGCGGTCGGCCCAATCCGGGACGCTGATGCGGGGCGGCGGGGTCCAGCCCTTGCGGGAGGAAAGCCGGAGCCGGTCAGCCTTCGATAAGATCGCTGGCTTGGGGTTCTCCAAGCTCCTCAAGTTGCTGGTGGACATACGGGTTCAGCGCCTCGACGACTTTGGCCGCCTCCAGGCCCAGGTCGGCCGCAAGCCGCGGCCCGATCTTGGATGGCCAGTTGATCCAGGCGTCACGCCACTGGCGGGCGCTTTCGAAGAGCACGCCCTCGGCCAGGGCCAGCTCGATCAGCGCGCCGGCGCGCTTCTGGGCATCAAGCGCCTGCTTCAGGGCCAGGGCGGCCGCCTTCACCCGCTCCGAGGTGGCGAGTGCGGGAAAGTCGCCGCTCAGCACCCGGCGGGCGAACTCATCGAAATCGATGTTCTCGGCGTCCTCAGCCTCGCCCTCAGCGGCGCGGCGGCGCTTCAGGGCGCCACCATGCGGCTGGCCTTCCAGGGCCTCCTGCGGCGCGCCTGGTGCGGACAGTGGCGGGGTGCAGGTGCGGACATCGGGTACGGACATGTCCGCACTGTCCGCGCCCATGTCCGCAGCGGTGTCCGCACCCTTGTCCGCATGCCGGTTGGCCTTGCGCCAGCCGGTGCCGACCAGCGCGGCCGACAGCATGCCGTTGGGCAAAGGCGTGAGATATCCGCCGTTTACGGCGCGGCGGATGACCTTGTCGTTGACACCCTCGCGGCGGGCAAACTCGCGGATGGAGATGGCGTCCGCAGCCGGTGCGGACACTGCGGACACTGCGGACACGATTTCAGATCCTTCAGCTGGGAATGACCCGGGGGGCGAATTGTCCCGCAGGACCAACCCCCCAGGGAAGGACCCAAGAAGGGGGGTGTTAGTGGACGATCAGCTCATCTCAGGCTTGCGGCCGAGCGATCAATGGAGAATTCGGAAGCACCGCAACTCTTCAGGAACAAGCCTAATTGTATGGGGTCCATTTTACACATGGGACCAAGCATTACCTTTTCGATCATTGCTTGGATATTCATCGCCTTCGGAAACATGAAGTGTGGGACGATATCGTCGTCACGGAATCGGAATCTTAATTCAGCCGCCTCATCCGCGTCGGAAAGCGAGATCTGCGACTCCTTGACGCTCCATGCTTTAGACAGATGCGAAATAGGGAAGTATATCAACCGCCATTCAGCTTCCTCGCGGAATGCTGGATTTTTAAATAGCGGCTCGATGTAGTGTATCATTATATTTACAGTGGCAGATATCGGGATGAATGGATGAAGATTTGGCTCATAGAAAGAAGAGTCCACTTCATCTACGATTGACTTAATGAAAAGTGAAATTTTAGAAATCAAACGTTCTTGTAAATCTTCTTCATACAGAACTTTTGCAAGAACTGTTTGTCCGCCCATCTGTGATTTCTTGATGTTAAGCATAGGTACGCCGAGCTTAGAAGAAGCGAAACCTAATGCTATACCTTTACCGCCAGAAGCGTATGCTCTCCATTGGCTCAACAAGTCGGGCTGAGCCGATAAGGACATTACATATGGATCGAGAAGAAAATCTATTTGGGTGGCTTCTAGATAAGTTAGGAACTCTTTTGATATATCCTTCAATTTTATGTTTAGAAGCTCCCTGATCCAGCGACCTTCCTTGTAATCATTCATAGTTCTTATCGAACTCATGAATGCTTTCCCAGATCTACAAATTCCTTCCATGGAAGATAATGGGCAGTAGTGCCACAAAATATCTGGAGGAGGCGTATTCATCGCTGCGTTGATGGTGCTGTGAACTTCTTTTGACCAAGTACCATCTTCAGCAAGGTGGCGGTTATAAAGTGATCGCCAACGATCAACTGATTGGGCAGGGTGGTCAGAGGCGTGTGTAGCTTTCGCGGCGTTATTTTTAATGTTCAAAGTGAGGAACTCCTTAACGGGAGCACAATTCCTAAGACGGAGCGTTCCCGCAAGCTCTAGCCAACGTCAGCAGTGACGCATCTTGATCATTGCAGAGGTTTTGCCGAAGTCAGCGCCTTTGCCAGCGACTGCCGGAAGGCGCTCGGCCAAGCGGCTTGGGTCACCTTGAGGGTGCGGGCCTTAAAGCCGAAGCGCGGCTTGTAGGACGCCTTGGAGGCGTAGAAGGCCAGCAGCTTGGTGGCGCCGCCCTTCAGGCGCTGCCAGAGACCTGGCACGCCGTCGATCTTGCCGCTGAAGGTAGCGGGCTTGGCGCGCGCCGCAGCCACCGCGCCCTTCGGCATGTTGCCATACTGGTTCCGCCGGATCTGGCGCGGCAGCAGGATGGCCCGCTTCTTCGGCTGCCTGGTGCCGCCGGTCTCCTGCAGCTCCAGGTACTCGGCCTGCTTGTCCTTCACGAAAATCCGCGCTTCCAGCGTCGCCTTGGTGGCGCGCTGCACGCCGATGCTGTTCATCGTGAAGGGTGTCGGCCGGTCGAAGATCGAGGGCATCTGCCGCCGCACCGCGACCTGCGCGGCCGCAGCGGTGTCGTTCAGGGCGCGGGCGGCAGCGAAAGGCACCTGCTTCCGCGCCAGGTCATCCAGCGCCCGGGTCATGGGTCGGAAGTCGGCGTGGAAGTCAGGCTTCACGGAAGGTGCCGCAAGCAGGATTCGACTCACGATCACGCAACCTGCGAGAGCCTTTCGTGTTGCTCATCAACCAGAGATTGCGGTCTCTCAAAAGGGCAAGGCATCATGTTGGCTACCATCGCGACTATCGCTGCTACCGCTCTCGCGGCGCCATTGATCGCAGGCGCCCTGGTAGTGCTGGCCGTGGTAGGCGTTGCAGTGGCTGGGCACCTCACGAGCCTTGTTCCAAAGCCGCCTTTCCAGGCGTAGCCCGCGGAAGCGGCACCTGCACCAGCGCACCGCTGGCTAGCTTCTCGTTGATGGCCCGCTGGTCATCGCGCAGTAGCCAATTGGACAGCAGGTAGATCGGCGTTCCATGCGGGCGGCCGAGGAAGCCGGTGGAGCGATCGGCCACCGCATGCACCTCCTGCCCTTCCGGCGTCCGGTACTGGCCCTGCCCCGTTGGTTCCCAGCCGAACTCGGCGGTCACCAGCTGGTGGGCCTTGGCCATGCTGCGGGAGACCAGCAGCGCCACAGGGCGCGCGAGGACCTCCGACATCAGTGGCCGCGCGCCAGGCGCTTGGCGGCCTTCCGTGCGCGCTTAGCTAGCGCCGCGTCGAGGGTGAGGAAGTCGCTGGCGCTCATGCGCACCGCAGCGCGCCGCGGCCCTTCCTTGGGGCTGCGGCGCACCATGGCGTCGGCCACCACAATGCGGCGGCTCGTCTCGGAGCTGCTGGGCAGCAGGATCATGCCGGCTGCCGCGAGGGCGGCGCCAAGAAGGCGCATCGATCGCAGCATCAGCGGACCTCCAGCATGGTGTAGCCCTTGCGACCTTCCTTGCCGGGCATGTGCTTCCCGACCATGGAGCGCGTGATCTTCGGCCCCACCGTCTCCGGCAGCTCGGCCACCTCGGTGCGCGTCAGAACATGCGTGCCGGCGTAGGCAACAGACGCATCACCCATCGCCTGCAGCAGCACCGGCTTCAGCTCCTTCAGCCGCTTTTCCAGCCGGTTCTTCTCCGGCGCGGCTTTGGCGTATTCGGCGGCCAGCTTCAGCAGCGCCGGGTCCGTGATGACCGGATAGTTGGTGCCAGCAGGCGCCGCCGGCGTCGGATCGGCCGCAGCCTTCTTGGCGCGCGGCTTCGGGGGGGTGGCCATCAGGCGGAAGTCCTCTTCAGGATGCGGGCCACCTGCACGGGGTGCCAAACGTCACCGCCTGCAGGCGTGCGGATGCCGCGCGCGGTGAGCGCCTCGGCAATCTGCGAATGGTTGGCGCAGCCGGCCTTCTGCGCCGCCAGGATGGCGGGCAGCACATCGCGGGCGTGCTGCCCGGCCTTGGCGATGCGGATCTGGGTGGCCTGGCTGACCGAGGCGCCGTCTCCGGCGCGGAGCTGCGGGTTGCCGAGCTTCACGCCGCGCGCCTTGGCCGCCTGCAAGGCGGCCTTGGTGCGCGCCGAGATCATCTCGCGCTCATGCTCGGCCACGGCGGCCAGGATGTGGATGGTCAGGCGGCTGGCATGTGGGTTGTCGCAAGCGACGAACTCGATGCCGGCTTCCATCAGGTTGGAGACGAAGGCGACGTTACGGGCCAGCCGGTCCAGCTTGGCGATCACCAGCGTGGCGCGGCGCGACCGGCAGGCGGCGATGGCCGCGAGGATCTGGGGGCGGTCATTCTTCTTGCCGCTCTCCACCTCCCGGAACACGTCCAGGATGCGGCCGCCGGCGGCGCGCACATGGCGCTCAACCGCGTCTTGCTGGGCCTCTAATCCGAGGCCACTGGCGCCCTGCTTGTCGGTGGATACGCGGTAGTAGGCGACGAACCCCGGAACGCCGTCCCCGCCCCCCAGCCTCTTCAGCGGGGTTTTGCGGGCCATTCTGGATCCCGATTATGGGTCGGAGGGGGTGAACACTACGAAACGTCCGTTTGACGAAATGTGCAGGCCGTTGGGGGCCTTCTTCCAGAAAGGAAGAGGGCATTCAGCCGAATGATCAGCACCCCTGAACGCATCAGGCATGCAGTCATTGCGGCCTGCACTTAGCTAAAATCAGGGCGTCGACACCTCATATGCGCCGCCGCCGGTCGAAATTGTTTCGGTCGTGTTTGCACTGGCCTTGGATGGAACACGAAGCTCTGCGGAAGCTACCCCATCATCAGACGCATGCCGGCGAAGGCGCTGCTGTGTGGGAAAAGATGTATGCAGCATGGCAGGTGGCGCGCAGCGCTATTGAACAAGCGGCTGTTGCCAATCCGCAGGGCTTTGATCCCGAGCACATGGCGCAGCTACGCATGCAAGAACTACGAGCCTGGAAAAATCTCCAGAACGCTGCTGTCTTGGCTACTCTGGGTAAACTCGATCCGGAGCAGCTTTAGCCGCCTGTATCACCCGCCAACGGTCGTTGTGGCCGGTGGTACAGCGGCCGGCTCCTGATCGGGGCCGAGGATCAGCGCCGGCGGCGACGCAGTCGGCGTAACAACGAGATCGAGTGCGGCAGTGCTGAGCCCCTTCAGGGCCTCGCAGTCCGGATGCGACACGCCGCAGATGCGGCCCGAAAGGCCGCGCGCGGCGGGGCAGGTGCATTCATACATCAGGCCAGCTCCGGCGTCCGGGTGGTGACAATGCCCTTGATCTGCAGCGGCCAGGTCAACCGATCCATGGCTTCCTGCCACAGGTGATGGTCGCCGGGATGGCGCACCGGGTCCGGTACTTCCTGGCGGTCGCCCCAGCGGCGCATGACCACCGCATGCTCCAGATAGATGCGGCGCTGGCGGTAGAGCCGGTCGATGCACTTCAGCACATCGTCCGGCTCACATGGGCGCGCGACCCAGCCCAGCGCGACAATGGGCCCGGCACCGTCCCGGCGCGCGGTCAGCGCGGCCGAGGTCCAGAGCCAAGCATCGTCTGCGGAGGCGAAGGGTCGCGCGCCCTCCAGCACGCCCAGGGGCGTGTCTGAGGAAGGGGGCATTTCAGGGATTTCCAGGTGGTGCCGGCGTTCAGGAGCCCTGAAACGCAAAGCGCCCGGGGCCGTGAGGCACCGGGCGCAATTATGGCGGTGGGAATTTCTACCGTTTTCGACGCCGCCGCGTCAAGCCATGTCGATGCCCCAGCGCTGCGCCAAGTGGCGCAGGCTGTTCGCCAGCGCATCAGCGCGGGCCGCCTGCCCCCGCACCGTCAGCTCTTCCAGGCAGAGGCCGGTCAGCAGCTCGTCGCCCGGGTAGCCAATCTCTTCCATCAGCCGGTTCCAGGCGCGGCGGGCCTGCGCCATGCCATCGCTCATTTCCGCGACGCCGGTGCCGTTGCGGCCGATCTGCGCCACCTTGGAGGAGAACAGCCCAGCATCGTTGAACAGCGCCAGCAGCCGGTTGGCCACCGCATACTGCCAGTCGTTCAGCTGGCCATTGTCCCACATCCGATCGATCAGGTGGCTGTCGGCAAACTGGCGGGTCAGCGCCGCAGCCAGGGTGTCATCGGACAGGAAGGCGATGGGCACCAGGCGCTGCGGCCGGGCCAGCATCGCGGTCATGTCCTCGTCGTCTTCGCCATCTTGGCGCTTGCGCAGGATCTCGCTGGCCAGGGCGCGGGACTGGCGCTCGCGCTCCAGTGCCTCGGCGCGCTGCTGCCGGGCTGCGTCCGCGACCTCGTCGGAACAGACCCATGGCTTCGGCAGGTCCTGGCGGGCCTCGTCAAAGACCACCACCTCCGCCGTCTGCTGCTCCTGCCGCGGCATGGCGCCGGCCGGCAGGCTCAGGATGATACGCTGCGCCGGGGCTGCCTCGACGGCGGCCCCAAGCATCGAAATCTCAGCTGCGGCCGTGGCCGTCATGTCCGCCCCCGCGCCGGAGCCCCCTTCGGCGCGGCGGGAGAATAGATGATGCTCACAGGTCCGTGAAGAAAAATTCGCGCTCAGGTTGGGTAGGCCGGAATATTTCCCGCTGAGAAGCCCGGCACCTGAGAGGTTGCCGGCTTCCATCAGGCGCACTGCCGCGCCGGCTCGGCCACCTGCAGCACGATGCCTCGGCAATCCGGCAGCAGCGCCCGGCAAGCGGCCTCGATCTGCACGCCAAAGCGGCCCGCCACATGGTCGCGATGGAAGCGGCCGGGGGCGGCGATCAGGGCATAGCCTTCCTCGACGCCCAGCAGCACCAGGCGGCCCAGCCAGGCGCGGTACTCCGCCGCCCCGGCCTGATGGCGCAGCGTCTCATGCACCCTTCGCCATTCCGCCATGAGGCCGGCGGCCTGGCAGGCCGGAGCCAGAGCGGCGGCAGGTTCGGCCACCGCTGGCGCGGCGCAGGACGCCAGGGCGGGCAGGTTGGCAGGCGCCCCCTTCCCGGCCCGCTCGGCATCCTCGTCGCACCACAGCTGCCAGCGAGCGGACACGTCCGCGACCGGCCTGCCGCAGGCCAGGTGGTGCTTGCGGAAGCGATCGGCCACCACCGCCGGATCCAGCCCGAGGCGCTCGGCATAGGCCGCATCCTCCCCCGATGGCTGCCAATCCGCTGCCAGAGGGTGGGCGGTCACGCGCGCCTGCGCGCCCCTCCCCCTGGTGGTTCTTTGATGGTTCTCTGGTGGTTCGGGTGCAGCAGCTGCACCCTCAGACGACGAAATCTGCACCCTAGAAATGACGTTTCCTGCACCCTTGAATGCCGCCGGATTCGTGGGTGCAGATTCTGCACCCTTGACCTTTTCGGCGGCGATGCCTTCCGAACTCTCCTGCTTCAAGCGAGGAGTTTTACAAATCTTGGTTTTGCGGACCTTCCTGGGTGCAGCATCTGCACCCTCAAGCGGCTTCGTCAGGTCCAACGCCCGGTTCAAGCGGTACCGCGATGAGGTCTGGCGGCGCTTGAAGGTGAAGACGGCACCCATGCGCTCCAGGACGCGCAGCGCGCTCTGGACAGCCCGCTCGGACAGGCTGGTCCGGTTGCTCAGCGTTTCGACCGAAGGCCAGCATTCGTCGTTCTCGTCAGCGAAATCAGCCATCTCCTTCAGGACATGCCTGGGGTTGGGCTTGATGCGGGACTTGTGCATCCCGTTGACCCAATTCATCGCGCCGATGCTCATAGCCGGTATCCAGCAAGCCGCCTGCGGTCGCACGCATGCGACCGCAGGGAAGAGGGAAGGAAGGAAATCAGGCGCCCGCCGCCACCCTGGGGAGGTTCAGGGGATGTCGCGGCGGCGGGTCGCCACTCGCCCACACGAAGGGGGTTCGGGGGCGAGATCTCGGGAAAAGGGGTCATGGCGCGAAGGTGGCCGCTGGCGCGGCGCTCGCGAGCTGCGCCGCCAAGGCCGCCAGCACGTCCTCGGACTGTGCATGCAGCTCCAGCGTCTCGCGTTGGATCCGCACCAGGTCCTTGGTGCAGAGGCGGCCATCGGACAGACCGGCGGCAAATTCGCGGGCCACATCGGCACTCTCGGCCGCCAGCGCCGCCAACTCCCGCACGACACACTGGCCGGCGCCAGGGTCCGGCTTCACCAGCGCCAGGCCGTGGATGCGCGCCAACTCCGCGGTGACCAGAGGGGCACCGGCGGCGTGCTCCAGCCGGGCGATCAGGTCCAGCGGTAGGCACTGCTGGCTGTGCTGGTTCTGGTAGTTGGAGAGCTGGGAGCGCCGCACCCGGCGGCCGCCATCCGTTCGCAACACTGCGACCGTCGCATCCAGGCCGCCGAGGCGCTCGATCAGCTGGCGGGTGGCGGTCTTCAGGGCCTGGGCTTCGGCCTCGGCGCGCTGCGCCAAGGCTTGTGAATTGCATGTCATATGGACAAGCTCCAGTTTCCCTGGGCGCAGCGGCTGGGCAGGCTCAGCGCATCATGAGGACCATCGATCGGGGACGCGGGCGCGGGGTGTGCCAGCGTCTCCACCTCCATCAGCGGCAGCGCTTCCTGTCCGTGCTGGACAACAGCACGGTGCGCAAGGCGCTGTGTGCCGTGCGCCAGAGCGCGCCGGATCGTCTCCGCACAGGGCGCAGGGGGCGCCAGGTGCCGTCGGGCAAGCCGATGGAGGGGAATTGCGGCGGCGGGCATAGCAAAGGCTCCAGATACCGGCGGGCAGCCGGCGGCCGTCAGGACAAGGGCGCAGCGCTCCAGCGTCCGCGCTTCGGCAGGCGAAGCGGCAGAGAGGCCGAAAGGCAGAGCAAAAGGGTTCAGCGTTCCGCGCGCGGAGCCGCCAGCAGGCCCATCAGGGCGGAGGCAGGATGCTCAGGGCGCAACCTTCTTCCTCCTGCGGAAATGCGCGTTGCGCTGGGCGTAAATCCCTGGGCGCAGGTCCTGCAGGAGGAAAAGGAAGCCGGACTGCATGGTTTCAGCCTGCGGTCGGGCGACTGGGGTGGCGTGCAGTTTCCAGGAGCGGCTGCATCAAGCTGGCTCCGGAGTGACCGCCATCAGCGCGGACATGCCTTGTTGGGCTAAGCGCCGAGCACGATCCAATGCCAAATCCTGTACGGCCACAGCGCCTTTGGAAGCAGCTGCGACCTCAGTCCACCGAACATCAGGAACACCATGCTTCCTCCACGAAGCGAGCGTGCGCACGGAAATCCCCACTTCCTCGCGGAAGGGAGCCGGGCCGCCGGCCGCGGCGATGGCCGCTTCGAGAGGTGTTCCGATCATGCGCCCATGATGCAGGATTTCTGCATCCCGTCAATCCAATACTCTGCAACGCATTGAAGCTCAGGGCGGTGCAGAATTTCTGCCATGAACAGTAGTGACCACAAGCGCCAGGTCGGACGTAACCTTTCCCTGCTGTGCCAAGCGATCGGCAGTACGGATGCTGAGATCGCCAGGTCGGTCGGCGTTAGCAACAGCAAGCTGGGAAACTGGAAGCGGGGCGATAACTACATTGACCCGTACGTCGCGACGCAACTGTGTGATCGTTATGGCGTCACTATGGATTGGATCTTCCGTGGAAGATTGTATGGCCTTCCGAAAGAGCTGGCAGACAAGCTCTCAAGCTTGATGGCATTATCCTGATCTTGGATCCTGCCTTCTGAGCCGTCTCGGCTGGCCGCGCGTGCATGGTCGCGAATCTCCTTTTGAAGCCCTTTGCCAGGGAAGCATATAAGAACAATAGGTGAACAGTCTAAAACTGCTAGGACTCCTTGCGCAATGCAGAATTTCTGCATTTTCCCTTTGACGAGATGCAGAAATACTGCACTATGCCGCCACACCCCGTGTGAGGAGGCCTCTCAGTGGCAGTCTCGATCAGCGTTTCTCCGGTCGCCCCCTGCGCGACCGTCACCCGCCCCACTCTGCTGTCCTTTCTAGCCGTCGCCGCTGCCGGCATGACGCAGCGCTGGCGCCAGCAGACCCGCTCCACCATCCGGCTCGTGCGTTCGGCACGCGCCAAGGCGCAGGCGGAGGGCGCCCGCCGTGAGGCTGCCCTGCGCCGCCAGCAGCGCGACAAGCTGCCGCCCGCCAGCCTCGCCCGCAGCGCCGCATACCTGCAGGCCCTGGCGCTGGAAAATCAGGCGCTCGCCTTCGACGCCATGGCCGATGGCCATCCCGACCTGGCGGCCGAGCATCAGGCGGAAGCCGACTGGTTCGCGGCAGAGGCGCGCAAGCGCGCCGCCTTCACCGCCATCTTTCCGGAGGTCTGAGGCATGAGTGCCCATGGTCTCCCCCGCCGCGTGATGCCGCCGGATGGCGTAAGCCCCCTGCTCTCCGGCCACCACACAGTCGAACGCGACCACTATCGTGCCGCCTTGCGCTGGACCTTGAGTGAGGACCGCTGCGCTTCGGGCGAGGTCCTGCTGCGGGCTGCCCTGGGTGAGTTGGGGCCCGGCATGCATCGCGAGCCGCCGACCATGGAGGATCTCAGCCGGCTGGTGCGCCTGCTGCGCGCGATGCCCTGGGCGCGGGAAGGCTTCATGGCGCTCGGCCGTGACAGCGAGGCCTGGAAAGTTGCGGGGAGCGTCCTCTGTGAGGCCGCCTGCCTGCCGGATCCCTGGCAGCGGGGGCGCTCATGAGCCTCGATCTCTTCGGGGAGGTCGCGCCCCCGCGCCCGGCGCGCCGTGCCCCGGCCCAGGCGCGGGGAGAGAAGCATGCCTGATGGGATCCTGCGCACCACCCTCCGCATCACCACAGTCCGCGAGCTGGCGCTGCGCCTGCTGGCGGGCCAGCAGCTGACGCATTGCCATGGGGCGGGCTGGTCTGTCGGCCCGGATCTGGTGCCGGTGGATGCGGCCGTGCTGCGGCAGTTGCAGACCGGCTTCCGCCTGGTGCCGGGCGGCGACGCCCTGCCAGGCTTCGCGGCCTCGATGTCGCAGACGCTGGTGCTGGAGCCGCTGCTCAGCGACCACGATGTGCTGGGCCTGCTACGCCCGGCCGTGCGCGATGCGGGCGGCCCCACCGCCTATGCCCGCAAGCACGGCTTGGCCAAGTCGACCGTGGCGATGGTGGAGGGCGCTGGCCGCGACATGACAGCGACTGTCGCGGCAACAGTCGGCATGGTGCCCTACACCGCCTGGAAGCCTGCAGGGCCAGAAGCCAAGCCTGCCCCACGGCCGCGCCCAGCCCGCTCCTTCGAGGACTGGATGCTGCGCTTGAAGCGGCTGCTGCGCCAAGCGCCGTCTGATCGCGTTCGCGAAACTGCGGCCATGCAGCCCCAGCGGTGGGAAGAGTGCTGGGCAGAGGGGCTGACGCCGCAGCAGGCCTACGACCGGCACTGCAAGCCCTGGGAGGATCCTGCGTGATTGCCATGCGCGGCAAGCTGTTGCGTTGCGAAGGGGGCGCGCAATGACTGGGGCCCCTGCCCCTACCCCTGCCGAGTTGCTCGCGGCCGCAGCCGAGCTGGAGGAGCGCGCCGACTATGGCGTCTTCCGGGACCGCCTGCAGAGCGCCAGCGGCAAATGGAATGGCTTCCGCGCGGTGGCGCAGTGGCTGCGGCAACAGGCCGGCGCGGCTGAGCGCTGACCGTCATCCAACCCTCTGAGAGAGAGCCGAATGGGCAAGACCTTCTACGCGCAGGACCGACTGCCGGAGCCCACCATGACGGTGGGCGCCCTCATTGAGCAGCTGCACGCCTTCGATCCTGCTGCACCCGTGGTGTTCCGGTCTCCCCAGCATGGCCAGTTCGGCCCAGGGACCGAATACACGATCGAGAGGACGCGCAAGGTGACGCTAATCGCCTATGAGGAGCACGTCCCTGCTTGCACCTACGAGGATGACGAGACCGGTGAGACGATCACCAATGCCGCTCACATCGTGATGCGCCCGGCATGGTCCGGCGTCGTCATCACTTAAACCCCCATTAAGGGTGCGACGTCCGCCGTAAGCTAAGCTTAGGAGGCAGAACCATGACAGAGAGAGCCAGGAATCTCCTCGAACGTCAGCGACAAGGTGGCTCTGAGTACGGGCTGATCGCCCTCTCTCCTGACCGTAGCTGCAACGCGGCTCAGATCACCTTTGTGAAGCTTGCTCCTGGCAAGCTCAACAAGAAGGCTGGCTGCTTCGCTTTGTACCGCATCCGGCGCGGGCAAGTCAGAGCCGATATCGTCCTTGACCAATTCCCGGTCGATTTCCACGTCGAAGTAATAACGTTCCATCGGGCATCCTCTCCGTTACCCTTGATGAGAAGGCTCCAGCAGATACGCTTGGGACCGTTCTGCGTCGGTATTATACCGGACACGCGTCACTACACAGAAATGGGAGCGACGTGGCCGCAGGGGCACGCACCGGCAGGTTGGGGTGCCCCTCAGAGCTTTTGCGCCAAAACCTCTGACACCTTGCAACAACTCCATCGTGGCAGATGAGGCCATGAAGATCGGATACATGCGGGAGAGCACGGCAGGCCCATCGCTGGCAGAGCAGCAGGCCCTGCTGCGCCTGGCCGGCATCGAGGGCTTTAGCCGGCATGCCCCGGTCTACACCGACCGCCGCCGCAAGGGTCCTACCGCCACGACGCCAGAGCGCGACAACATGGTGCGCATCCTGCGGCCGGGCGATGTGGTGATCACCGCCAAGGCCACCCGCCTCGGCACCAGCCGGGCAGATGTGCTGCAGGCCATGGCCGCCATCACGGCGCGTGGCGCGGCGATCCATGACGCCGAGGCCGGGCAGGATGTGCAGCTCCACCCCGACGCGGTGCGCGCCATGGCCTTTGCCGATCGGGCGGAGAGCGGCGCCAAGCGGGAGCAGACCGCCAGGATGCGGGCCCGGAAGGTGGCGCTGGGCGTGGCCGGCGGCCGGCTGGAGCGGCTGCAGGGCAACACAAAGGCGGCCGCCGCGGCTGCCTGGGCAGATCTCACCAAGACCGTCCAGCAGGTGGCGGTCGAGTTCAACGTTGGGGCGCGGCCCTCTATCGAGCCGAAGGGCACGCCCCGCTTTGGCAAGAAGGCTCAACCATGAGCGAACAACAGAAGGCCGCCGCCTCCAAGCGTCGCGTCTCGCGGCGCTTCGTTCATGGCTTCTTCACAGGAGCCTTGCTGGGAAACGCCCTGGCTCTGCTGGTGCACATAGCATGGTGGTTGCTTCATGACTGACCCGCAAATGACCAGTCAGCCGAGATATCGGCACAGCGGTAACTCGGATATCCGACATATCGGCGAGCCGACATGTCGGACTATCGGGATACCGATTAGCCGACCTTTCGGGGCACCTTCCGCAGATCCACGAAGTCGGCTGGCACCACAGGGTATCCAGCGTCACGCAGGATCTCCAGCAGCAGGGTTGTGGCAGAGATGTTCCGCCTAGCCGCCCTAGTCTTAATCTCCAGGGCAACTGCCTCAGGCAGTGCGAACTCCATGCCCTGCCGCTTAGGCTTCGTGGCCTTAGCCGGAGACGCGGTCGGCGCAACAGGCAGGACGCGATCAGCGAGAGGCTGGAGGCGCTGCCGCAGTTCGTCGTCATTCAGGTCTGGCAGGGGCGTCGGAGGGCGCTTAGCCATTGTTCGTCCACCCGAGCAGCGCCGCCACTTCATCACCTATTGCTGTCACGTTGCCGGCCGCGCCGCCCTCCGGATCATCTTCCCAGGGAGGGGTTCCGGTGTAGGTCATCAGCCGGAAGGCGGTCCGCTCCATCAGCTCGGTGGACAGCATGGGCAGTCCCCGCTCAGCAAACTGCTTCCTGCTATGCTCCACCACCCTCTGCCGAAGCACCGGGGTACGCGAGAGAACGACGCGGGAGGTAATCTCTCGCCGGGTTAGGTCAGCAGCCTGCTCCACCACGGCATGGGTCTTCATCGCTTCAACCACATCGAAGAGCGACGGCTGAGCAGGAATGAGAACTAGGTTCGCCTTGCCGCAGGCGTAGAGCATGGCCTGGTTGGCGGTGCCCTCCAGATCGATCACGATCAGCCCAGCCCTCTTGCTCGCCTCGGCGACGGCCGTCAGCAGAGTCTCGCCATTGGCCACCTCAGCCCGGACGCCCTTCGCCTTGCCCCGGCGAATCGCCTGATACAGGGTTTGGTTCGGATCAGCATCAATACACTCGACCATCCGGTTATCCGGCATGTCGGGACTCCGGTCAGCCGACATATCGGATAACCGGCGCGCCAGTTCCGTCGCGAGGCAAAAAGCGAGCGTGGTCTTGCCGACGCCGCCCTTTGTGCTGGCCAAAGCCAGAATTTGAGGTGCCATGGGCCGAAACTCCGACATTCCGGCTTGCCGGTCAACCGATATGTCGGTTAACCGGAATGCCGACTATCCGGACAGTCGGAAGTATTGAACTTCAATGGCTTACGTGCGCCGGCTGTTGCAGGAGATGTTGATCTTCCCTGCTGCTAAAGCCATGCTGAAACACGGCCTCGAATCCCCGAGGCCAGAAATGAGAAAGGGGCCGCCCCAGCAGAACCGCCAGAACAACCCCTTCCCGTAATCACTGCCTATCCCGCCTGCCAGGGCGGAACGAGCAAACAGTTCAATTTGCCTGCTCAAGATAGGCACTCGCGCTTTAAGCCGCAAGATTCGCGGAACGGGAAACTGCGTCCTGTTGGCGGCCCAGGAGCATGGGCATGCCTGCCTCATCACGCCCGGCCCGCGCCGGGTCTGTGCGCGTTGCCGCCTGGCAGCGCCAGCACCTCGGCGACGCTGACCGGCGCCGCATCATGGAAGCCGCGCGCCGTCTGGAGCGGCGCAGCCACCAGGCAAGGATGCACGGCGGCGCCCTGCGCCGCACCGGCATCCTGGTGCTGTGGACGCTGCTCTATCGTGGCCCATCGCGGCACGGCGTCTGTGACCCCAGCATCGGCCAGTTGGCTGAGTGGTCCGGCTGCGCCCGCTCCACCGTGCAGCTCGCCCTTGCCCGCATCGAGGCCGCCGGCATCATGGGCCATGTCCGGCGCGGGCTGACGGTGGCAGGCCGCTGGTGCCAGTGGACCTCGGCCTACCTCTTCGCCAGCCCAACGCAGTGGGCGCTAAGCGATACCGAAACCCGGTCAGCCGAAGTCTCTATGGATAGAAAGAAGGCTATGGAGAAGGAGAGGGGAGGGGTGGACCGCACCCTACCGGCGCCTGAGCGCCAGGTACTGGCGGCAAAATGGGGGCTGACGATGGCTTAG